AGAACGGTACGTCTGCCACAGCTCGGACACGACGCAGAACAACCAAAACAACGGCCACAGAAACGTGTCTAACACCGGTCCTGGTCCATCTCCATAGTCCGGAGGCACGCCTCCGCGTACTTCGCTTCCTGCTCGTCCCGCTCCCTGTCTAAGCGGTCAGCTTCATCTAAGGCACTATGAAGCCTACGGGTTAAGTCGGCGTAGCAGCCGTGGATGGCTGTGATGAACGCGGCGTCGGCCTCGGTCAGACCGGCTGCGATGAAGGTGGTGGTCTCATCTTGGGCCACCGCTTTGATCGCCCAGTTCCCAGCTACCTTCTCCTCGGGCATCCAGTACATGTCCTCGGCCCCCGTCGTCTTAGACCATCCTTGGTACATCGTGTCGAAAAAATCTCTATCGTCCATCTGTGATCTCCTTCAATAGTACTAGTCGGTCTTGGAACTCGTCCCAAAACTCATCGGCTACTCGGGTTGTGATTCGCACGGCTCGGGTGTTGGTAATGAACGACAAAGCGTCGTCGTCCATCACCTCCACTTGGTACTTCGGGTAGAGAGGTATCCCGTCCATCATAACATGTCTCCTAAGAAGTCGCTCAGAGCTTCGCGCTCGTGCGTCAGCTCGTCGTAGTAGAACTGGTCGAACTCCACGGACTTCATGTTGACCGAAATCCGTTTGTCGATCTCCTCCAATTCGTTGTCTAGTTCCAGGATTCTCTTTTGGGCTTGGAGCCGCAGGAAGTCCGCCGCTCTATCGTTACCGACTACCATCAGTAGTTCCCCCTCACGAAGTCGGCCTGCTCGAGCAGCAGGCCGATAGCGATGAGAGCGTGTGCTTGCGCCCTCTGGAAGTGGTCTTGCGAGGTTAAAGGCGTGGCCCTGGTGTGCATGTCGGCCTCCCGTAGGTGTCGCAAGTACTCCTCGTCGTTGTGCTGGTAGTCGTAGTCGTCCATCAGTCCTCCGCTCCGTAAAGCGATCCCCAGGATCGCAATCCAACTTCGGAGTCCGTCCCGATCAGGACAGGCCCCATCTGTTCGGCCATGATTCGGCCTATCTCTGCAGCGCCCCATCGCGCGTGCGCTTCCGGTAACGACGCCAGGATCTCGTCGTGAATTGGAAGCCGAAGGTTTGGCGTGAACCCAGCGGCGTGCAGCCGCAGGAGTGCCCTACCGGTGATGTCCCTCGACGTAGACTGGATGAGGTAGTTCAGCCCCGCGTAGGCTTTGTCCTCGTCCACCGGCAGACGACGGCCAACGGGTGTCGTGATGTACCCGTTCTGCGCCGCTTCCTTCTGCAGCTTGAGGCTCAGCTTCTGCACCTCCGGGTACGCCCGGTCGAACCCGGCCACTACCCGAGCAGCCTCCGGGACCGTCAGCCCTGTCTGGGCTGCCACCGTTTTGGCTCCTCCGCCGTAGACCCTTCCGAAGTTCACCGTTTTGGCGTACTTCCGTTCCGGGTCATCCTTCTGGATATGATCCCCGTATGCGGCTCTAGCCGTTTTCAGGTGCAGATCCTCGTCGTTGAGGAATGCCTGGATCATCGTCGGGTCTTTGGATAGGGCAGCCAGCACACGGAGTTCCTGTGCTTGATAGTCGATCGAAGCAATCCGCTCCCCGGTGTCCGCGAGAAAGCATCGCCGGATCATGGAATCCCCAGCAGGTAACGTCTGCGCGGGGATACCCGTTATAGACATTCGAGCCGTACGCGCTCGTAGCGGGTTTATAGACGCGTGGCATCGGTTCCCCGAGTCCCGCTTCATCAGGAACGTGTCTACCCATGTTCGCCTCCACTTCTTGGCCTTTTTGGCGTTGATCACCGCTTGAGACAACTGGTCTCCCTGCTCGGCCAGAGACTGCAGCAGCGCGTCGTTGACCTGACGTTTACCCGACGGTGTCCTGCCCAGGATCTTGAACCCACGAGCCTCCAAAGCGTCGGCCAGCTTCTCCGTCGAGTTGACCGAGAAGTCTTCGTCGCCGCAGAGTTTGTTGGCTTCCTCCTCCCAGCTACTCTGCTCGTACTTCAGCCTCTCCGAGAGTTTCTCCGAGTACTCCACGTCCAACAGGAACCCAGTACGCTCCATCATCGAGCAGACCTTTGCCAGGTCGTGCTCGTAGGACACGAGATCCGACGACGCACTCGGAACCAGCGGAATCAGCTTCCGCAATAACCGCGCGGCCAATATAGGATCCATCCCCGAGTAGAGCTGGTAGTGCGGGTCGGTCAGTTCTACTTTCTTCCATACGTTCGCCTTAGTTGTTTTGTGGGCTTTGGCCAGGTCGTTCATCAGCGTCTTGACGTTGTTCGCTACGTCCTCATCGACGTAGTGACGCACGAGCTGTTCCAGACCGTGGCCTATCCCGCCTTCCTCCTGGCCCCGAGGGTCCACCAGGTGGGCCAGAATCCGGGTGTCCGTGACCTTCGGCCACAGTTCCTCCATCTTGACCCCGAAGCACCGGTCGAAGACCTGTAGGTCGTACGAGGCGTTTTGGAGAACGAATCCCTCGACGCCCCGCAGTGCCTGGACTACGGTGGACACAAACGGCCCACCGTACTCTACCGGTACCACCCAAGCTTCGTGCGGAGTACCGAACTGGACCAGCCGACACCGGAAGGTGTCTGAGTAGATGTCCAGCCCGGTCGTCTCCGAGTCAAGACCGAGGTACCGGAGGTTGGCCCTGATGAAGTTGCGGAAGCCCTCTAGATCCTCCTCACGCTCCACCACGTAGATAACGACGTCTTCGCCGGCTACCTTGCTTCGGTGCTCGATCATCTGTCTCCTAAATGCCTTGGCGCTCCATGTACCGACCCCACGTCTCGAACTCGACGTGGAATTCAGAGTTTGTTCTCTTCCACTTCTCGACCTGGGCGTAGAAAGTTGAGTGGGGTTCTCCGTTTCCATCGGCCACTTTGAGGACTAGCCACGCCCCGGTAGGGGACGAGGCAGCATCCCGGATTGCTTTGGCCAGAGGGTGCTCTGGCGGCATAGAAATTTCCATTCTGCTCCTATTCGTTGGGAAGATCACGATTCTATGTTCAGTTTGTGGTACTGCCAGCGGACGATCCGGGAGATCGTTGCGGGGTTGACGTCGAACATCTGGGCGAGGTCAGCTTGGCTTACTCCGCTCCGCTTCATGTCACGGATCTCCTGCACCTCACTCTGAGTGAGTTTAGGTCGGTTGTCCCGTCCCCGCAAGTTCGGGGTGCTCTGTAGATACTCGACGGTTGCTAGCAGGTCTTCCTTCTCCATAGTCAGCAGATCGAGTTCTGCCTTTAGTCCGTCGATGGCGTTGTGTAGTAACCGGTTGGCCTGTAAAACAGCAGCCAGCTCGATCTTCAGTTGTTTCTTGCGAATCATGTTGTTCCTCTCAAGAATCGGAAGGGGCTGGCCGAATTACCAGCCCCCGCCCAGGTGTCAGCGCAGGAACTGCGCCTTGCACTCATCGTTGCGGTCCCCTGAGGTGCAGAAGAACGCCTGGTAGGGTTTTCCGGCTTTGGAGATTCCGGACTTGAACCGCATCTCGCCGTGGCGGCAAGCGCGGGTCTCACCGCCCGGTGCCCCCTGCGCCTCAGCAGGCGCGGGCTGGCGTTCCTGGCGGGTCGGTGGGCCGCCGTTGAACACCCCGAGACCGGCGAAGTGGCTCGCGGCCTTCTGGGTCTTCTCCATCAGCTTGGCCAGGTTGGCGTCTAGCTGAGCCTCGGCGTCCTCGACGGATGCTGCGCGGATGACGATCCACGGAGCGTCGAATCCGCTGCCGCCTTTGAGGGTGACGACGACCTCACCTGCGGGCACGATGTTCGGCTTCACGTCGACGGTGACGGGGGCCTTTTTGGGGGCAGCCTTCTTGGCTGGCTCCGGAGTTGTCGGGGCCTGGGCCTCGTCGGCGGGTGCGTTAGCGAATGGATCTTGCATGTTGTTTCCTCTCGGTTGCTATCTGATAGGGCAAGCGCCGTTGGCGCATGCTTCGTCAACGCCGTCGGCGACGTCTTTGGCTGTAGCGGCTTCGTACTCCTCCTTGGTTATGCGTTCGTACGGGGCCTGCGGCATCGAGGACTCCGGGAACAAAGTCGCTCCCTTGAGGAGTCCGCCGAACCGGACGAGCTGCTCGGCCACCGCTGTGGCCTCGCCGCCCTGCGGGACGTTCGCTGTGAACGACACCGCGTTGTCCGCCCAGAGCATCTGATACATCGCCTGAAACGCGAGCAGCTCGTTCAGTGTCAAGTCGTCAGCAGCCTCGACCACGTGAGATGCCCGCTTTGACCCCCAGATGCCCTCTACAGCCTCTAATAGGCTGTCCTTGGTAGGGATGGACACGACGGTCGTGTTCGGGGCGTACAGGTCATCTGAGGCCTCGTAACCGGCATCTAGGGCTTGATTCAGTGAATCTACGTCGCTTACGTTGTTGAACCGGATACGCCTGATGAAGTACTTCGAGAAGATCGGGTGAATCCCCTCGGAGACTCCCGGCATCTTGGCGATGGTTCCCGTAGGTGCTACGGTTCTCCGCTTCACCGGCACCGGGATACGGAGCTCGTGAGAGAAAGCGGTTGCGGCGTCATCGACGTTCCCGGCCATCTCCCGGAGGAGATCCCTGAACCAGGCGTTCAGCGGGGCTTTCGAGTACTGGTGCCCCACCATAGCCAGGAACGAAGCAACACCTAAGTGCCCCACTCCGATCCGGCGATTCCGGTCCAGGACTTCTCTGGACTTCGGATCTGCCACGTCCGAGAACGTGGCCCGGATCAGGAACCTGGTCATCAGCCGGTGGGCTTTCATCAGCCCGAGGTAATCCGGCTTCCCGTTGTCCTTCACGAACGCCGCGAGATTGACGTGACCGAGGTTGCACGGCTCCCACGGTTGGAGTGTGATCTCCCCGCAAGGATTAGTGCAGACGACCTCGTTCGGCTCCCCGACGTTTGACAACGAACTGTCCCAGAACCCAGGCTCACCGTTGGCTACCATGCCCTCTGTGATCCACTTCAGGACACGACCAGCCTTGGTGGCTGGGTCGTGGGCGTCCCGCCAGAACTTATCGTCAACCTCGACGCTGATGTTCGTTGTCCAGTGAGACCCCGTAGCCTTCTTGATCCTCACGAACTCCTGTATCTGGGGATCCTTCCAGTTCATCATCGACATCCGGGCAGACCGGCGAACACCACCGGCTACCACACACTGGGCTATAGCGTGGTCCATGTCCATCGCATCAATCCCCGTCATCATCCGGCCCCGGAAGGCCAGATCCGCTAAGACGTCGTTTACGTCACGCAGCATCTTCGCCAGGGGGAGTGGTCCACTGGCCCTACCACCGAACGTGCGTAGCCTGGCTCCAGAGGGTCGCACACGGGACACGTCGTACACCCGGTGGAAGTGTTTGACCTCGTCCCGGTAGTGGGTGTCGATGAGGTCTGCGAGTGCTGCTGCCCATCCTTCACGGGAATCCTCTATCTGGTAGGAGCCAACCCAGTCCGGGTGGTACTCGTTTGATAACACTCCTGACTGAAGTAGAACTTCATAGTCCGGGTGGTCTGGGTCGCAGACGATGTCCACGAGAAGGTCTTGCTGTACCACAGGGTAATCACCCAAGTACGAGTTCGAGTAGTTCGCACCTACTCCACCTCCTTCCATCAATCGTAGAAACGTGAACCCGAAGTGGTCCGACGGCTTGTCGGTCCACCCGGCTACCCAGCAGTTGAAAAGGTGCTGGGCGCCTTTAACGCCCGACGCCCACAGGTGCCGTCCGGCTGGGAGGATCTTGAACTCCTCCATCATCTGGATCAGGTCGTCTCGTTCCCCAGCCAGGTGGTAACGGCCATCGACAAGTCCGAGATTCCCGTCAACGACTCGTTCCACGGTTCCCGGCCAGGTCTCTTTGGTTCCGTCTGGCTTGGTACGTGAATAGGTTCGCTCAAAAACGAGCTTTCCGGTGGGTCCCCAGGCTGCTTCATCGGTCATGCTGCTCCTCTCACTAGTGTCAATTTAGGGCGGCGCGGGGTGAACTCCCCGCCGCAGTACGCTTCCCGGTCCTCGGCTGACCAGTTCTCGATCAGCATAGGCTTCTCGTGCGGGAACAGGTCCGGGGTTAGGAGCGATCGGTAGAACTCCGATCGCCCCATCCCGTTGAACACCGAGTCGAAGATGTTGAGGCTCACGGCATCGACTCTTCGGAGTAGTCGTCCTCTAAGGCGTTTGCGTAGAACTTCTCCTGCTTCTTGATGGATCGCATGTTGTCGTCCCAGATCGGCACAGCAGACCGGGGCCCTCTATCGATCCATCCACTCCCGAAGTTCTCTCTCATCGCCAACCCCCTAAGTGGTTGTACTCAGAGCCTTCCCAGCCTTCGTAGTCGTTGTCTGTGATAGCTCGGGCTTGAGCGTTGGAGATTACCTTTCGGGTTCCTAAGCCCTCGTCCCGCTCGGCGTACTTGCGCCTGGCGTTGGAGTTCATCGCGTCTGTGAGAGACTCGATCGCCCTAGTGAGTTCCATAGCCGGAGCTCCCTGAGCGGGAACCTCCCCATCTACGTACCGCTTGGCTATGGCCTCCCGGTACTCGGTCTTCAACGTTACGATGGACTCTCGGATGTCCGACACCGCTTCGTTCCAGTGGAACTCGTCGGATGTCAGGATCTTCTCAACCAGGATCTTCTTCACGTCGGCCAGCGAGTACTTGTAGTTACCGGAGTAGTACGAGTAATCGTTTCGTTCTTTAGACGCGATCTGGTGCCCGATGCCGACTATCGCCCGGTACTTGGCAGAGTCGTCCATCTTGTCCAGGATCTTGGTTACGGTTCCTGGTCGTTCCAGCAGATGGACCCAGATCTCCTGCTCGACGTCGTCGGCTTCGATGACGCCGGGCCATTGGAAGGCAACGGATTTAGCTGCCTTCTTGACCGTCTCTAACAGTTCTTCCATATTCCTCTCCTTGTTGTGTTCGTTGTCAAGTTTCAGACCTCCCAAACCCGGCCGTCGACCGTGAACCGGCCTCGGTGGATAGGGATGATCTCGGGCTTGACGTGTTGTCCGTCGATCGTCAGCAGCCCAAACCCCTGCTGCCAGTTCCCTGTGCCGCCTTTCAGATACTCAGCACGACGCTGGTCCATCAAGTGCCCGACCTCTACGCCGGTCACCGTCTGATGAACCATACCACCATACCCCATCGTTTGGGACGCGATGCCCTGGCGATGGGTGTGGCCCATCACCACGGAGGTGCTGAATTTCTTGGCTGCGTTCAGCGCGGTGTCCCCGGCGATGCGAGAAACGCTGACCTGACCCCGATGCCCGTGGGTGGTGACCCAACCCGGTGCGATCTTGTTGAACTCAGGGAGCAGCTTGACACCGAACCCGTCGAAGTCCAGCAGGTTCTCGATATGGAACTGTTCCGAGAACTGAGCCAGCGCAGGAGCGTACTTCGTCAGGTACTCACGAGGGCGTAGGTCGTGGTTCCCTTCGTGAACACCTACAGGACCGTCGTAAACGGCCCTGAGAGGCCCCAGGAGACGGCTTTTCGCTTGTTCGTTGTCCTGCACCATCCGCTGGGTGAACTCCTTAGCAGAGCCTTTAGACCACCGAGCGGGTGTCGGGTAGTCCATCAGGTCTCCGATATGGATGACCTCGTCGGGCTGGTAATCCCCGATGAACCCGATCAACGCCTTCAGCGCCTTCCGGTTGTCGAAAGGCATTTGTGTATCGGAGATTACTACGATGCGCTTAATCACTGCGTTCCTTCCTTCAGGCGGCGGGCCAGAAGTTCTTCGACGGCGGCGGCGTAAGCCACAGCCAGGTTGACCAGGGCTTGGTCGATGTCGGTGTAGAACACCGCCATATCGACCCCTGGTATATCGGCGAACCTGCGGAGCTTGACGAGGCTATTCATCTGCATCCAGCACCTCTACAAACGGCCCAGGATAGAACGAGACAGGGTGGTTGGCTCGATTACCAGAGAAGGTCCACTCACCGTCGTGGGTGTTGAACCACCATACATCCCCTTGTGGATCTACGACCTGGGTGTCGATCGGAACGTCGTCCAGCGAGTCCCACACGCGAGGTTCGTCCGCGAAGACCTCCCACAGCATCTTCTCGGAGGGCTGCATCTTCTCCAGAACCCCGGCGTACCCGGCGATGTCTCGGACGGTGTCCTCGTGGTACCCGTTCGCCATGAACCGGGCGACCTTCAATAAGATCATCATCACGGCCACGTCCTCCGGGGAGAACTTTGCGCCAAAGTAGACGCTCCACAGGTCGGCGATGTTTTGGTGATTCTCCCGCGCGTCCCCGTAGTCGATGGCCCGCTGGCCGTTGATCAGCTCTTCGGCCTCGGTCAAGATGCTCATTCTTCGTCCTCCCAGATGTAATCGTGGATAAGTTCGGGGTCGATAAGATCGTAGGCTAATTCTTCATCCTCCGTTCGAGCGGCTTCACATGGGTACGGTTCTCCGCAGGCCGCGCATTCGTCGGGGCCAACCAGCCCGAGTTGGTTCGCTCCGCAACAGGGCCAACCGCCGTTGT